ACTCTATAGAATGAGATATGTTCTACCTAAAGAACATACTAATGCTCGTGCTCCTAAGCCTGGTTTCATTCTACAAGAATCTAAGACTGTTGGTGTAAGTAGTGCATCTTATTTGAGTGCTGATTTGAGTAACCCAACTCAACTCAAGAACGTTAAGATTCTTAAGAATGCTACATTTGGATCACAGATTCTTACATTCACTACTGAGAAACAACATAGGTTACAGATAGGTGACCTAGTAGATATTAAAGGTGTTGATAGTGTCAATAATAGTACTGGTGTATATGGTCTAGGATATAATGGCGAACATGTCATTGCTACTATTCCAACTGCAAAGTCATTTACTGTTGCTGGTATATCAACTGATCCTGGCGCATTTAAGAGTCAGATCAACCAAAGAACTACTCAACAACAGATTGATGCACTGCCTACAGTACAGAGATCTAAGTCTGCTGATACGTTCTCTGTGTATAGGGTACAAGAGTCTAGACCGCACGTTCCAGGCACATCTGGACAAGACGGGGTATATAACTTAACCGTCGTTTGTGGATCAATTCCACTGGATAAAGACCTTGGATATGGTGTATCCATGAAGTCTTTCTCTCAGGACGTAAGGAACTTATATCCACAACAGGATAGAGATAACTACGAGTCTGATCCACAACCTGCAATTACTCACTCAAGTGCATCTGTTATTGGTGAAGTTGTAACTAATGACAAGAAGAATTCAGTTACTCGTGAAGCATTATCTTACTTCATGCAAGGACAACAGGTAGGTTTCGCTGTAACGGGTGCAGTTATTACTGGTACAGGTAATACTACTATTACTCTTTATACTGATGTAGAGCATAGACTGAATACTATTAAATCAGTAGAACTAATCACTCCAGGCTCTGGATATAATAATGGATCTGGTATTGCAACAGTAATATATGCTGCAGACCTTGAGAATAATGCACTATCTGGTAGGAATGCTGCTGCAGAGGTTACTGTTTCTGCTGCTGGTACTATTACTGGAGTAGAACTTATTGATGGTGGTTGTACTTATGGTGTAGGTAACACCATGACTGTATCTGCTTTCCCAGCAGGTAATGCAACAGTCGCTGGTGTAGTTTCTGTTACTTCAATCTTTAATAATCGGGGTGATGGTCTAACATTACAGGGATTTGAGACTCCTGAGTTGAATGGTACATTTAAAATTGTAGATGTCCCAACTGCAAGGACTGTTTCTGTTGAGATTGGAACATCAAGAACTCTAACACCTTACTTTACAGGTAGAGATGATAGAAGACAGGCAACATATACTCTTGCAAACGTTGGTACTGGTGTTACATGGATTGATGTAGATCGTTCATCTGGTATTGCAACTATTAGAGTAAACAAGAACCACACATTGGTTTCTGGTAATGTATTTACGATTTGGGGAACAAAGAACCCATTATTTGAAGATAGACTTCTAGTTGTTGATGATGTTGAGTCTGATATTCCTTTAAGGAGTATTGTATGTAATGTTGGTATTATTACTGCTGGTATTGATACTTCATATTCAATTACTGATGCAAGACTATTCGGAACAGGTATTAGTGCAAATGCTAAGACATTAGGTTTAGGTGAGAATAATCTTGCAGGTAGAGCAACATACTTCTATGCAGGTATCTCTACTACAATTGATGCTCCACTGACATCTACTGATACTGCTATTACTTTGACAGGAATCGCTGGATTTAAACGTGGTGATTACTGTATGGTTAATGGTGAGATTGTCAGATTCGTTAATACTAATATTAACAAGATCCTTCGTGGTCAGTTTGGTACTCTTGCATCTAATGCTGTTGTAGGAACTACAATCAAGAAGATTGATGTTCTACCGATGGAACTTCGCAGACCATCTATTCTTCGTGCATCTGGACATACATTTGAATATCTTGGATATGGTTCTGGTAACTATTCAACTTCATTACCACAGAAACAAGATAGAGTCCTATCTGATAAAGAGACACTTGCCGCTCAGAAGAAAGAACTAGACGGTGGTACTGTTGTTTATACTGGTATGAACGACTCTGGTGACTTCTACACTGGATATAAGAGATTATCCTCTATTACTGGTGAGGAAGAAGTCATTGAGGCACCTGTATTCTCATACACTGGTGATGATGCTGAGGCAGAATCTACTAAGAGAGTATCTGGTGTATTTGATGAAGTTCTTGTTAGAGAATCAATCACAGTTGAGGGTGGAGACAACAACAATAGAACATCACAGTTCTATGGTCCTGTTAATTTCACTGAGAAACTAACAAGTAACTCTACTGAGGGTGTTGAAGCAATCAACATGTATCTGAGAGGTGATGCACCACAGGGTAAATTAATTACAGTTGGTATTTCCACTCCTACAGGAACTAAGAGATCTGGTGATCTTTCACTTGTTGGTATCCCCGATGCTGGTGGATACTTAGGACACATATATGCAGAAGGTGAGTGGAGAAGGTTTGGTGTAATCTCACAAGAAAGAGATAGGAACTTCCTCAAGGTAGATCAGATTGGTATTGGTCAGTCTAATGTTGGTGTATTCAACTTTAAGGATTCACTAGAAGTTAATGGTGTTGTTAAGGTTAAAGACCTGTTTGTATCAGGTATTGTTACCTTTGCATCTAATCAGTCATTCGCTGGTGTGTCTTATGACACCTTGGTTGTTAAGAAGGTAGTTGATCTCTGGGGTTATAATACTACTGGTGGTATTTCACCACAGGGTATTCCTTGGGAAACATACGGTTACTACACCATCGTAGATGAAGGTGGTACTGCCAGAATGAACAACATGGAGGTTGTTGGTACTTATGTATCCTTCAAACCTGCTGCACATATTAAGGCAGAGTCTTCATGGCACTCCACATGGGCAGGAATCAGTACATTTGCTGGACATCTTCAAGTTGGTGATATAACAGTTGGTGTTGGTTCTATTACTGTTAATAAGTTTGAAGCAAGGACTGCATATGCTGAGACACTTACAGTACCTAAGAATCTATATGCAACTAATGGTATTGTTACTGACTTCAAGGCAACTGACGCATCCATCGCTAGAAACTATAGTGATGTAGGTATCACTACATTGGCACATGTTGGTACATCTTATGTAAATGAGACCAATATCTACACAGGTATTGCAACTCAGATAAAAATAACCAACCATATCATTACACCTCAGTTATATGCTCTTGCTGGTGTTGTTACTAACCTAACCTCTACCAATATTTGGTCTGATAACATATCAGGTGCTGCTGTTACTGCAACTGACTTGCACTTCATTGATGACCTTTATGGTCCTGACATGTACATCAATTCTGGTGTTGTTACTGCTATTAAGTCACAATACATTGGTGGTCGTGGTAATGCAGGTTCAGGACAACCTGAAATAAGAGTTAATCTTAACTCTGGTATTGTTACCTCTCTGACTGGTTATGCCATGACGATGGAGAGGATCAACATGAAGACTGGTGGAGACGGTGTTTGTTCTCCTAAGATCTACTCTGACGTTGGTATTGTTACTAACCTATCTGCTGGATCTAACAAGTCTATGGTTATTGATGCAGGTTCTGTTGGTAACGTTAAGTCTTATCAGTTTGAATCTACTGCATCATTTGGTAGTAACGTTGCTCCATTCGTTGTTGCTTCTCCACAGAAGGTTCTTAACCTTAACGTTGATCTCCTCGATGGAATGAACGCAGAAGCAAACGTCCAGAACGCAGCAAGTATTGTTGCAAGAGACGCTGCTGGTAGTTTCAAGGGTAATGTTATTGTTGCGAACGCCTTTAATGGTGGTTCATTGAGTGGTAATGGTGGATTCACTATCAGTAACTCTGGTGGTGGTCTTGCTATAGATTGTAATGGCAACATGGATGTATCAACCACTTTGACGGTTGGATCCAAGGTAACTTGCCCAGACTTTGAAGGTAAGGCAGATGCTGCTGGTCTTGCAGATGATTGTAAGGGTACTGGTGGTCAGGTTCTTTATCAACAATCAACCAACAATACAACTACAAGTAGTAACTTGCAGTTTAATGGTAATAAACTAACTGTTAAAGACTTTGAGTGTAACGGTACATTCACTGCTGCTGGTACTGCACAGGTTAATGCTGCTACTGCTCAGGTTGCTTCTCACCTAGGTGGTGGTGGAAACGGACAGATTCCATATAACAACTCTTCTAACAGTACAACATGGTCTGGTAACTTTAGATTAGAGGGTAACTCAAATCTTAAGGTTCCTGGCGATATAACTGCATTTGTCTCTGACATGAGACTTAAGACAAGTATCGAACAGATCGATAACGCAGTTGCTAAGGTATGTACTTTAAGTGGATTCACTTATCAACATAACGATCTTGCTAAGACTGATGTAGGTTTAGATAGTGGTAGTCAAAGATTCTCTGGTGTATCTGCACAGGCAGTACAAGAGGTTCTTCCAGAGGCAGTTAGACCTGCGCCTGGTAATGACAAGTATCTAACAGTACAGTATGAGAAACTTGTTCCTCTATTGATTGAGGCAATCAAGGAACTCAAAGATGAGGTTGATGACCTTAAGAGAACTAAGGCAGAGAGAATCTACAAACCAGAATAAATATTAAAAAATGGGGATTATAATGAATTATATTGATGATTCGTGGATTGCAGTATCAGACAACGTTGATTACAAGACTCGTAAGATTGGTGAAAGGGACAACCATCCTATTGTCATAGTTGATAATGTCTTGAATAATCCCTCCAAATTTGTAGAACATATTATAAAGAAAGTACCGCTAGGTGTTATAGAACACGAAACGGTAGTTGCTCCAGGCCATCAAGGTGCGGTTCCTGTAATTTTAAAGGAAATCGACACTATGGTTGCCTGGTTTATTAATAATTTTAGTGATTTCAAAGGGGCAATACAGAATATCGAAGATCTTGAGATTAATAATCAAGTCAATGTCTTTCGTGGTGGTGTAACATGTAAAAGATCTGCTATAAATCCACATATTGATGATGCAATGTTCGCCTATGTTCTTTATCTAAACAAAGAGGAGGAATGTGAAGGTGGCACTTCATTCTTCTCACACAGAGATACTGGTGAGACTAACATGGAGTATGTTGATCCTGCATATAAGAGGACAGAACAATATTGGAATTATAAAGAATGGAAGTATGTATTTGATAAGACTAGGAAGAATGAAGAGGTTACGATGGATAATAGACACATCGAAGATGTGTATGAAGAGTATCATCATGTACCAATGAAATATAATAGGATGATTATATATCCTGCATATCTTTGGCATCAACCTGCTGTTAAAGATCACATGTTCAACGAACCTAATGAACCTAGGTATTGTCTCGTAGGGTTTATAGATCATTCAATATTTACTAATCCAGACGGATTAAATAGGGTAACTCACCTTTAGTGGGATGATTAATCAATATTTGTCATCATTCATGTTTTCGTATCATGATGTCTTACCTGAATATAATCATAAGAGATTACTAGAGTTATGTGATACATTCGACTGGCCTGAGTATGATACTTGCAGACAAGAGACTTTATATAATTTACATGGATATAGATCTCAACAGTTGTTATCACCAGATGACGGAGAGATCTATGATTTGATTCATAAGTCAATGATGAAGATCATGCCTAAGATTTATAGGGACTATTCTGAGATAAATCCACCAAATTCTCCAGAATATGATAAATACTCAGGATACTGGTTATGTAAATATCCTGAGAATGGATACCTATCTATTCATACGGATGCTGATGGTGATGCTGGTTCTGTAACTGCATCATTTGGTATTAATGATAACTATGAAGGTGGTGAGATTTGCTTCTGGGGTGATACTAACTTAGATAAACATAGTAATTCTATACATGTATATCCAAGTAATATGTTATATCCACATGAAGTCAAACCAGTGACTAAGGGTACTAGGTACTGTGTTATTGTATGGTTTTCGTATCAAAAAGGACAAGACTGGAGTTAAAACATGACAGTAGATTTTGATAGTATATCTAAAGACGCTAATCGTCATCCAAAACTGATGAGTGACACTGATGTGTCAAATATCAGGAGTATTGTTGATGCTAATCCAGCATTGTTTCAATTGGGATGGGATCAACCTAATACTAAACGTAGAGATTCAGGAGTATATTTTAAGAAGAGTATAAAGGCAGGAGTTGAAGTAGATAACCCTAAGTATGCTTTTCTATTCTTTATGGCAACTGAAATACCTCAGTATACATTATTTGATGGAACAGTATTAGATTGTAGTCTCTTCAAGTATCTTGATGGTACTAGAGCGTTATGGTTTGATGCTGATGATCCATCCACTCCAGAGTGGGAGTTGGTACATTTTCAGGATGAACCTCCAGTATTGACACCAAGTATTGATGCAATATGCCAACTTGCTGCTACTGTTACTGGTAATACTAATACACAACCGTTAAGAGAATACTTAGAGATACTTGATAATATTGAGACTGATAGACATGACTGGAGTTTCGGTACTCTATGGATAAGTACAAAACTTAAGTCTATAAAGTTAGGATTGAATAAGAATGAAGAAGCGTGGGTTAGTTCAGAAGTAGAAGGAATACTTGATAAAGTATGTGGTTCTAAGAATAGTCATGCTTATAAGAACTCCGAACAAATGTTTAGTACATTGGGTTTAACACAAGTAGAGTCACCACATAGTATATTAACTCCACACGTTGAGTTTGACGCTGACGGATTGAAGAAGGAATTATCATTTGAAATGGGAACATCATATAGTTATAATGCTCCATATGGTTCTCAACCAATGGATGATTTCCCAGTATTTAATTCATATCAATCATCATATAATGATGGTAAAGGTATGATTATTAATGACAGTAGGGATTATAATTGGATCAGTGATGATTGGAGAGAACAGTTAGAAGTATGGGAACAATGCGAAAACATTCAAGCAACCTTTGGTGATGTTGTAGTTAAAGCAACAAAGGATGGATTGACGACTGAATTGTTATATGGATTATCTGGTGCAAAGACTGGACAACAACCAACTACATTTAAGCGTTTAGGTGATCTTGACTATAGTTTCTAAGTATATCTTCCACCTGTATGACTTGTAGTATATTTGCCACTGGCACTACCGCCATTGGTTCCACCACTTCCGTTGGATCCTGATCTACTACAGGGATAACCACATCCATGTTCGTCACCACCACCATTATTACCCTTATTACCAGTTCTTCCACCTTGACCGCCATTTTCTAGGGATCCACCATTTCCTCCTTGACCTCCAGTTCCTCCTGAACCACCTCCACGACTTCTACCGCCTTGACCTCCTTGACCTCCGCCTGGTGATGTTAAGTGAGTACCAGAAATATTGCACCAGATTCCATTTGCGGAATCCCAACTATATCCATAACCCCATGC